TTCGGCGCGGGCCATTTGTTCGGTTAAGTCGTCCAGGCTGCGGAATATTCCCAGTGCAGGATTGGCCGCTTCCCACGCTTCCGTGTCCATCAGGTCGCAACCTTTCGGTGCGGCGTAAACATGGCAGACGGTGCGCGGATCTTTGGAGCGTTGAGCGTCGTCGATCCATTGGCTCAGTAAGTCGGCATCGTTCGCCGCCTGGGTGGATATGGTAATCAGCAGCGGGCTGTCGTGTGCGCCCTGGCTTGTGGTAATGGCGTCCACAAAATCCGATTGCGGGCCGCGTACCTGGCCAACTTCGTCCAGAATCGCCAGCACCGGGCTCAGGCCGTGGGCGGTTTTCCCATCAGCAGCCAGTGCTCGGAACTCGGTATTCAATGGCAAGCCCATCAGCCGTTTACCGCTGGGCATAATGCGCACCAGGCCGGAAAGCTCGGGGGATAGTCGAACCATCTTCGCCGCCAGGTTAAAAACGAGGGCGGCTTGGTCACGGCTCATGGCACCGGATACCAGTTGAGCGTTTTGTTTTGCTTCGGGGCCCACCAGGTGCACCAGCAGAATGGCAGCAATCAGGGCGGTTTTTCCGTTCTTCCTGGCCAGCGACAAAATGGCGCGGCGGGTGCCTTTGGGGTTGTCGTAAATGGCTTTGATGAAATCAACCTGAAACGGTGCCAACTCTAGCGGCCTGCCCACTCCGGCACCTTCCGGCGTCACGCAGTAGCGGGTTATAAACCGGCACGCCTTTTCGCCTCTGGTCACTGCATCGTTCTCGGAATCAATTCATCATCCTGCAAGGCATCACGGGCGCGGGTTTCCAGTTCGGAACCGTTGCGAATGTCGCGGGATTTGCCAACGGTGCTAACTGCATCAACCTTGAGTTGCCGGGCCAGTGCCAGGGCGCGGCGGGTGGCCTTGTCCAGCAGGGCGCAAGCGGGGTTAGTCGTGCCACCCACAACCATTCCATTGCGGTCGATGTGTGATTCGATGTGTGCCATATCGCCGTAGGCTCTTGCCAGGTGGCTGGCTAAAATTAAATCGGCATCGTTCCAGGTGTCACGCGGGCGGGCCATAACAATGGCATTCCATAGGGGCCGGTCTTGCTTGCGAACGGTGACGAACTTGGGCGGCGCAATCGGGCCAAGGGCTGCGGATTGAATCGCGGTCACGGCAGCTTTGGCGCTGTCGGCTCTGTCTCTTTTGGGTGTTGGTTTCATAGGTGTTACCAATAAAAAAGGACTGAATCAGCGGTTTTTGCCGTTTCAGTTCCTAGTGATTCCAATGGTGGTTTGCGTCGAGAGGGCGTCCTCGAACGTCACAGCCGGCACTTGATGCTTTGCCCATGCTAACGGCAGTCTTTCGGCTATGGCATGGTGTGCAAAGGCTCTGCAAGTTGTGGCGGCTGTTGTCGTCGTCATAGTCGGCGCGGCTGTCAACGATGTGATCCACCTGATTGGCTGGGGTTACATAGCCCATCAGCCGGCAGTCGGCACACAGCGGCTCATCTGCCAGCACTTGCTCACGCAGACGACGCCATGCGGCGCTATTGAGTGGTAGTGTTCGCTTCTTGGGTTCGTACATCGTCCACGCCCTTGATGGTGGGTAGGTTCTCTAATCTCCTGGCTTCGCTTCTCAGCATCCAACCGTCAGTAATGGCACGCTCATAGAACTGGGCGCGGGTCAGGCTGTCGCCACGTAATAGGCCTTCCACGTTGTGCTCCACAAAGAACCGGGCCGGGTCATTGATGAGCACACGGTTAATGGCTTGCTCCCATGCGACCAGGTGCCGGCGCAGTGTGTTGGTGACAAAGAACCGGGCCAGCTCTACCACGTTGGAATAGTTGGCGGCTTCCATGTCACCAATCATCACAGGCGGCACGCGGAATAATCGGGCCGTTTCAACCACACTCATTCGACGGGCGGCGATCCAATCGGCATCTTCCAGGGTCATGCTCACGGTCTTAAACTGGCCACCTTGCGGTAATACAGCCGTTTTGCCGTGGTTGCCGACACCGGCCTGCCCACTTGCCCACGAATCGCGGATTTGTGCGGCCTGCTCTTTGGTGGTGCCGGGTGGCATTTCGATCACGCCGGATAGCTTGGTACCCTGCTCAAACATTTTTGCGCCGTGTGTGCGCTCTGCCAGGGCTAATCCAATGGTGTCTCGGGCTACCTGAATCGGTGAACGTCCGATAATTCCATCATCAGAGTGGTATCGGATATGCAGCACTTCGTCGCCCAATAGGCGCTTGGTATGGCCTCCATCGTCTACCACGTCATAGAGCAATTTACCGCGGGCATTTTTCAGGATTGTCACGCGGTCAGGGTGCACCGGCAGCAATGCTTCGGGTCTTCCGGCACTGTCACGGATGATCTCGGCGTACCCGTTGCCACGCAGCAGCAAATGGCGCTGTAGTTGTTCCCGAAACTCTAAAGCTGTCTGGTAATCGTTGGGCGCGTCATGCAGCAGCCGGTACAAGGGTTCGCCGGTCGCCTTTTCGCGGCCTGTTGCGGTTTTCTCGTAAAGGTTCAGCGGCAGACTACCCACGGTTTCGCTGATAGCCGCCACGCACGCATAAACGGCGCTGATACTCTCGGCGGTATCGGTGTTGACCATTACGCCGGCAGACTCGGCAGCGGTCGCCAGTGAGCTGTAATAGGTATCGAACGCGGGCGTATTGTTGCGCTGTTCTCGCTTAAACGGCCATTTCATCGGCACGCCTCCAGGTACAGCCGGGCCAAGGTCAGGCCAGGCGGCTGCTTGCCTCTAACTTGAACGGTGGTCGTGTCATAGGCCGGGTCGGCGGTTATGGTGATCTCGAATAAGTCCACATCGGTCAGGTGCCGGGTTTCGCCTTCCCATTGTTCGCCCTGGGCAATGAAGCCAAAGGAACAGCCGGCAACGTCACCACGGGCCACCAGAACGGGTAAATCACGGCCTAACTGTGTGTCTGGTAGGTCGATCTCGAAAGCAAGCCCCTGGGCATCTTCTGATAGTCTCAGACTACCTGATCCCAGTCTTCCCAATAGGCTGCGGCTATCGTGTTCGTAAATGGCGCGAATTTTGGTTGCCGTATCACTGGCCAGCGTGCGCTTGAAAGCACCAGGCCGGATAATTTCAGAAAATCCGCCTAACTGGGTCGGTTCGTCAAAGCGGGCCGCGTACCCGTATAGGGTGCGGCCTTTGCTTGTGACGACGCTTTCAAGGGCTCGCCGTTCCATGATTACGCTCCGCTGGCTTTCACGAATGCTGCGGCATGGCGCAGGGCAATGTCGCATGTGGCCATGGCGCGAACTTGGATGCCGCCTCGGCTGTAGGCGGGTTCGGCGTATGGGTTCACCAGGATGTCAATCTCAGACCAAATACCAAGCATTACCTGGCTGAAATCGCCGTACAGCAGGGTATCGGCTGGCATCTGATTTGTTGCGCCGTACGGCTTGCCATCAATCATGCCGGCGTCTGCCAGGAATCCAGAACCGGAACCGGTCACTTTCTCAGTGCTGGCCAGGTGAGTGCGTACACCAGGCGCAGACAAAAAGCGGGTGCCTTCCAGGTTGGCCAGTTCCAGCTTTTCGGATAGCTCCAGAACTTCGGCCCATGTGGTAGGCATCAGCGCGGTCTGAATGCCGGCGTTCTGCAAAATACCTTGGGGCTCACCAGCCAGACCGGAACCGTTCAAGATTGCGCTGTCGATCTGTTGCGCAATGAGTGCGGTCAGGTCGTCGCGTACCAGCTGCTCGATACCGGGGCTGGATTGCTGGATTAGCTGCCGGCTCATTTCTGTTTTGCCGCCTGTGTGCTTCGGCGTCATGGTCACAGAATCGAACGCCATGTTTGATTCAGGAACAGCGCCGCCTTCCGTTACCCAGCCAAGGCTCATACCGCTACCGGATTTCGGAATTGATACGTTGCCTTGCAGGCCGGTTAAAACACGCACGCCTAATTGACGGGCCAACAGCTTGTTGCGCAGGGCGCCAATGTAATCAGCGGGGCGGTGTTGGGTACCTACCAGCTCGGATGCGCTTGTGGTGTCGTTGGCGCGCTGTTCCAGGGCTTGCATTGGAATGAATACACCTTCGGCTTTGCGGCCACTGCGGCGCTCGGCTTCCTGGGCATACTCACGTTCTAGTCCGTCGAGGCTGCGGCCTTCCATTTGGGCGCGGATCACCTTCACCACGGACACACCAGCGGCCAGCTTGTCGTAATCGCCGGTCGCATTGTCCGAAACGGTCACGGCATGGCTGCGGCGTTCGGTGTCTGCCAGGTATTCGGCACGCTCGATTTGCTTCGAGAAGGCGCGTTCTTCGGCTTTCAGGGTGTCGAATTGCTTTGATTCATCGGCGGAAAGGTTGCGGGTTTCTTTGCCGGCAGCGTCAACCAAGGCTTTCATGGCTTCGACTTTGGCGGCGCGTTGTTCACGTAGGGCGGATAATTTCATTTTGTCACCTAATAGCTGTTTGTTTGTAGAAAGCGCTTTCGTAATAGGCTCACGCTATCATATTGCTGTTTATTTGTACAGTTATCTGAATTTCAGACACAAAAAAACCCGCCGATTAGGGCGGGCTTGTAAGTCATGGCTTACGCGCTTGTGCGCTGCGGCTTACGTTTGGCGCTGCCAGCTTGGGCCATTTTTGGCAATATGGATTGCTTCTTCGAGTGTTCCAACCATGCCCCAACCTGTCGGGCGATCCCATGCGCCACCGTCCAGGCAACGAACGTCATACCGCACGCCGTCGGGGAAATGTTTCAGCCAGCCGGCGTGTTGTGCGTCTTGCTTGGCGTCCCATTCGGCGCGAGTGCCAGGCTCAATCGTGCCGGCCTTGATATAGCCAGCCATTCGGCGCAGAAAGGCGTCGTATGATTCTCTCGGGCTGTCGTCGGTGACGATGTAGGGGCGATTAAACCACTCACGATGTGAGTCTGGGC